TCCTGATCATTATTTTTATGATGATGATTTGCTGGATGTCACTTTCCGTAAGGAAAACCCAAATAAGAGTGGGGGGAAATTCGCTACTCGTCTTTCTATAAATTCGAGTTATAAATTCCCAAATTCTGATTTGCGCTTATGTTATTCGCCCAGTGGCGGATCTTTTAAAGATCTAACTAAGTGGTTTCCTACGGATAAGTTAACAACACATCAATTCTCACTAATGCATCGTCTTAAAGATGGTGAATTAGTAACAGCTCAAGGTTTAGCCAAAGTAGGTATAGCCTCAAATGGAACATGCGACTTCTTAGGAGGTACGTACTCCAATTTGTCGATTGATACTTTCAAAGGCTTATGCGGTGCTGTTTTGGTCTCCCACGGAGGGGGATCATGCATCACTGGCATCCACCTAGGCGGTCACACCGGCACCCCAAAAGGGTGTTTTGGTACACTATTGTGTAGTGACTTGGAACTAGGCTGCGCTGCTCTTCGGAAATATGAAGGGGTTCTCCTAACGGGGACTGCTGAAAATTTTGAACGGCAAGTGCTTGGAATTAAAATCTTGACTGGTCGTGAATTACATCCTAAAAGTCCGCTAAACTACATGCCACCGAGTTCTCAGGTTGAGTACTACGGTTCGTGCGGTGGACAAACGACTTACAGGTCGAACGTGAAAGTCACTAAGATGAGTGAACATGTTATGGATGTTTTGGACGTTCCCAATTCGTGGGGACCTCCGAAGATGCAACCAGATTGGTTTGGTTGGCAGAAATGCTTATCGAATCTATCTATACCTGCTCTACCCTATTCGCATGAACTCTTAACTGTTTGTGTGTTAGATTACAAGGTAGATATGATGCCAATCTTTGAAAGCCCATTATGGAACTCTGCTAGGCCCCTTACGGATCATGAAAATCTGTGTGGTATACCTGGCAAGAAGTTTATGGATGCTATCAAGTTAGATACATCTGTTGGATTCCCATTGAGTGGTCCCAAAAGAAAGTTTATTACTGAATTGGAACCGACTCCGGACAAACCTAACAACCGTGTCTTGGATCAAGTTATTCTTGATGAGATTGATCGTTGTGAGCAGGAATGGACAAAGGGTTACCGTGCGTACACAATTGCCAAAGCGTGTAAGAAAGATGAAGTTCTCTCAACTCTTAAAGAGAAATGCCGAATCTTTTACGGAAACCCTATTGCGCTCACATGGTGCATCAGGAAATACTTCCTACCTATTTTACGCGTTATGCAAATGAATCCACTCACATCGGAATGTGCAGTTGGAATCAATAGTCATGGCCCAGAATGGGAACAATTTCATCAGCACGTCCTCACATTTGGAACCGACACTATTATTGGTGGAGATTATGGTAAATATGATCAGAAACTCCCCTCTCAGTTAATAATTGCATCTTTTAGAATCATGATTGATTTTGCCAGAGTTTGCGACTATAAACAAGTCGATTTAGATGTTATGGAAGCCTTAGCAGGTGATGTTGCTTATTCCTTGATAGCTTACAATGGAGACCTTATAGGTCTCACAGAGGGAACTCACATTAGTGGGAATTCTCTCACAGTTGTCATTAATGGAATTTGTGGAAGTTTGAACTTGAGAGCTTGTTTCTATAGTTTATATCCTACCACGATGTTCATGCCGCACATGCCATTTCGCAAGTACGTCAAAGCAATGACATATGGTGACGATAATATTGGATCAGTTAGTCCTAAAGTACCTAAATTCACCATTAAAGCAGTATCCGAATTCTTAGCAGAATATGGTCAAACATACACTATGCCTGATAAGGAAAGTGAGTTAGTTGATTATTTGCCTCTGAAAGATTTTGAATTTCTCAAACGAGTATCCGTTTACCACCCTTCTTTGGGAGTACATACTGGAGCCCTCGTGGAAAAATCAATACACAAGATGCTACATTGCTACATGCGCCCACGCAAGTGTCCCATCACTGAAGAACTAGCCTGTGCTCTAAATATAGACACATCTCTTAGTGAATGGTTCAATCATGGTAGCGAGATCTATGAAGCACGTCGCATTAGTATGAGTGAAGTGGCCCGTCTTACGGGAGTCACTCATCTATGCACGTCTCTAGATACTACCTATGATGAACGCGTGAAAAGCTGGAAGGACAAGTACCGACCAGAGCCTTAGTTGGCAACAAGGGCCAGTGATCACCCTTATAAGAGATTACGACCAGTTTACAAATCTGGTTCCGGACGGAAGCAAAATTGAAACATGTCATTGGATACCATACGATGCGACCCACTAGTCGAGAAGGAAAGGAATATGCCTCTCAATCTAAAGGCTTTGATATGTTGGTGTAGTGTTATTTAGCACGACTTTGCCAGTCACCAATCGTCCATGCCACGAAACCTGAGTGAGATTCGTGGAAAATTAAATCACTTACTAATTATATGAACCACAATAAAATTAGCGGCGGGTGCACACCCGCAAAGGCGGATGCCGAAAC